GTCCAGTATTAACTGAGGTAAGACCTTGGTTTAAAGATGCAAGTCTTGAAGACTTGGGTCGTAAATATTGGAAAAAAAGAAGTTACATTTTCCAAGGATTTGTAACTGAAAACCCACTTAGCGAAACAGCACCTGAAAATCCAATCAGACGTTTTGTTATTTCACCTCAGATTTTTAATATCATTAAATCAGCATTAATGGACCCAGATATGGAAAACATTCCAACTGACTATACTGCTGGTACTGATTTTAGAATTACTAAAACAACCAAAGGTCAATATGCTGACTACAGTACATCAAAATGGGCTCGTAAAGAACGTGCATTAGATGAAACTGAACTAGCGGCTGTTGATACAAATGGCTTGTATACACTTTCAGACTTTTTACCAAAACAGCCTGGACAAGATGAACTTAACGCAATTAGCGAAATGTTCCAAGCATCAGTTGATGGCGAGTTGTATGATGTTGAACGTTGGGGTAACTTCTACAAGCCATATGGCGTAGATGTACCTACAAATGCTTCAGCAAAACCTACAACAACAGCACCAGCTCAAGCGGCTCCGGTAGTAGAAACTCCAGCACCAACAGTAACAACTGAACCAGTAGCAGAAACACCTGCTCCTGCAACGGCTGAACCTGTGGCTGAAGCAACTGCACCTGCTCCTGCAACAGCAGAAGCAAGTGGTGATAAGCCTAGTGCGGATGATATTTTAAATATGATTCGTAACAGATCCTAGGAGAAGATAATGCAGAAACCATTTGACCTAACTAAATTCAGGACGGGCATAACTAAAGGCATCACTGGTATCAGTGCAGGCTTTCATGATCCTCAGGATTGGATATCAACTGGTAACTACACTTTAAATTACTTAATAAGTGGGGACTTCCATAAAGGAGTCCCACTTGGTAAGGTAAGTGTATTTGCAGGAGAATCTGGTTCAGGTAAAAGTTTTATCTGTTCAGGTAATTTAGTTAAAAACGCACAAGACCAAGGCTGTCAAGTTGTATTATTTGACAGTGAAAATGCACTCGATGAAGATTGGCTACAAGCATTAGATGTAGATACTAGTCCTGAGAAACTTCTCAAAATTAGTGTTAGCATGATTGATGATGTTGCTAAAACAATCAGTGAATTTGTAAAAGACTATAAATCTAACTATGGTGACTTACCATATGATGAACAACCTAAAATGCTATTTGTAGTAGACAGTTTAGGTATGTTACTAACACCAACTGATGTTGCACAATTTGAAAAAGGTGACATGAAAGGTGATATGGGTAGAAAACCAAAGGCATTAACAGCCTTAGTTAGAAATACAGTTAATCAACTAGCACCACATCCAATCGGACTTGTTGCTACTAACCATACTTATGCATCGCAAGACATGTTTGACCCTGATGATAAAATATCAGGCGGACAAGGTTTTGTATATGCTTCTAGTATTGTAGTTGCAATGAAGAAACTTAAACTCAAAGAAGATGAGGATGGTAACAAAACTACTACTGTACAAGGTATTAGAGCGGCATGTAAAGTAATGAAAACTCGTTACAGCAAACCGTTTGAAAGTGTACAAGTTAAAATACCATATGAGACAGGAATGAATCCTTACTCAGGTATTTTAGAATTGCTTGAAGCAAAAGGTATCGTTACAAAAACTGGTAATAAACTTGAATATACATCACCTGTTACAGGAGAGATTATTAAAGAGTTTAGAAAGCAGTGGACTGAAGAACGTTTACAAGTAGTTATGGACGAGTGGAATCAAATACCAGTTGCTGGAGATGAAAACTTCGATGACTTAGTAGATGATGAAACTTTGGTAGACGACCCTAACGTAGAGGATATGAGCAATGAATCCTGATTTAAGTTTTTTAATCGACCTATGGGATAGTATGAAAAATTATATTCCTAAAAAAGATAGACTACAAGCGGCAGAGCAACTTGTTGGAATTACCGATGAGAATCTAGACTTGTCCGATATCAAAGAAAACATTAACATGTTTGACTCAGCAATGAAAAATGCTATTGTTGGACACTTCGGCTTCGATGAAGAAGATGAAGAAGAGGAATGGGATTAAGTTATGGCAGGCCGG